AAATATAAATATGCTTCCAGCGATTGGTCAAAGGTTCGTGTCAATTCTGCATCCGGAAAGATTAGGGCGGTCGGGGAAGGCGAGGCATATGTTACCTGCACGATCACCACGCCGGATAAACAAGTGATCGTCTTGAGATGTGATATAAGCATTACAAAGTAAAACTAAATAATTCTTAGCAACCAGGGCGGCTCCGAAAGGCAGCTGCTCTTTTTATGCGCGAAAGGAGGAAGTATGAAAGGTATTAACCTGCAAATCCAAGAGCTGAAGGAAAACCTTACAAATGTGATCAATGAATCCAATCTGCCAATTACAATAACTCAGATGGCTCTATTTGAGCTAACATCACAGGTTAACAGTATTGCGGCTCAGACAATCGAAGCTGAGCGCAAAAGTCATGAAGAGGAGGCAAAAAAGGATGGCAATTAATTTTACTGGGGTAAACGGAGGAAACGGCTGGCAGAATGCTCCGTCTGTCAGCACACCATTGAACGCCGAAAATCTTAATATTGATGAGGCCGGAATAAAGGCAGCCTGTAACGGTGTGGATGATCTCAATGCAAGGATGATCCAGTCGATACTAAATGATCCAACAAAGTATGTCAGCGCCGCCGTAGTATACAGTTTAGCTCAAACAGTTCAGTCACTAAATGATAAATTAGCAGTCACAAGCTCGACTTGCGTGATACCGACCGGGTATACTGTCAACGGTCGCAACAGCATAATAAAAACTGGCAAAGATATAAGATTAACGCTCAATATAAAGGCGGCATCATCACACGCATTAACTGCTGTATTTGCAAATGTACCAGAAGGATATAGGCCTGCATCAGAAGAAGATGTATTTGCGTGTATGTATGATGCTTCCGGAGCGAATATATATCCATGCATGGTAAAAATCTACCCCGGAGGTGGAGTAATAGTTAGTTCCGGAACTCTAGGAATGTATGTGTTTGTCGATATAATATATAAGACTACATAAATTATCATTTAGTGAACAAAAATTCGGAACAAGCATTCGAATACAATCTATTAACCCAAGTCCGGAAGGGCTTATTTTTTATGCTAAGAAAGGAAAAATTTATGGAAAAAATCAAGATTGGAACAAACGAATTTGAACTCGTTGTAAATGGAGTTACGGATCGGGATAAGAGCCGGGGCTTTACAATCGCCTCCGGGGCACAATATGCGGAAATCGAGACGGCTTTCGCGGATACCTCGAATATTAAGGTAGTTTCCGAGGACGGGGAGGTATTAACCGCTTACCTGGACGGCGTAGGGCT